ACGCCGACCCAAGCGGATCCGATGACGACTTCATGAACATACCGGACAGCGTAAAAGACGACATGCCGTTCTAAGGAGGGAGAATATGGAATTCAAAACGGTTCAGGACAACGTAGAATACATCCTTATGCACCACCCGGAGACCAGGGACTCCGATAAGAAGCTATACGTCAAGGTCGTGGAGAGGATGAACCCGGAAGCAATCGATAAGCCATTCAGAGAAGCTATGCTGGCAGACCTCCCGTCCTTCGAGACGGTGCGAAGAACCAGGCAGAAGCTGCAGGAGAAGCAAACCTGGCTGAGACCGAGCCCTGCGGTCCAGGATTTCAGGACGGGATTGGAAGAAGAATACCGCAGATATGCGATTGACAACTAAGACCGAAAAATGGTAAAATTAGAGAGTCGATAAGACACAAAATCCTTGTTCGATGCCACCTCATCGAATGGGGCGAAAATCGAACAGGGAAAGATTAACCGTTCTGGACGAGGGAGGTGGACCTTTGGCCGGGGCGGTTTTTATTTGGAGGAAACGGATGGAATCAATGGTTTTTTATAAAAGCTTTTACGAAGCAACGAAAGAGCTGGAGCCAGAAGTCCAAGCGGAGATTTACAATGCGATTTTTATGTACGCATTCGAAGGAGAAGAACCGGAAGGATTAAGCACGATAGCAAAATCGATTTACACGATGGCGAAGCCTCAGATAGACGCAAATAACAGGAGGAAGGAGAACGGCAAAAAGGGAGCCGAATACGGCAAGCTCGGAGGCAGACCAAAAACCAAAACAGAAGAAAAAAACCCCATAGGGGTTATTAATAAAAACCCCATAGGGGATAAAACAAAAACCCCTAATGTAAATGATAATGATAATGATAATGAAAATGATAATGAAAAGAGAAATATAAAAGAGAAAAAACCCCACCCAGAAAAATACGAACAGATCCGCTCACTTTACAACACCACCTGCACAAAGCTGCTGCCATGCAAGGCGATAACAAAAACCAGGATAGATTTGATAGACGAACTCATGGAAGCATTCAAGCCAGAGGAGATAGAAGACGTCTTCTTGATAGCGAACAAGAGCCCATGGCTTACCGGAGAGAACGACAAAGGATGGAAGGCAGACTTTGACTGGATTATAAACCTCGACAATTTCGCAAGGATCCAAGACGGACGGTACGGATTCCAGGGAGAGAAAAAGAAAAGCGGATTCAAGGACTTTCAACAGAGTCAATACGATTGGGATGAGATAAACAGAGAACTCGGCATAAAGGAGAACGCATAATGAAAAGGATTTACATATCAGGCAAGATAACAGGACAGAAGAACCCAGAGCTCGAATTCGAAGCAACCGAGCAATTCGTGCAGGCAAAATACAAGGCCCAGGTCATCAACCCATACAAGGTCCACAAGGAACTGCCGGAGCTAAAGCACGAAGAATACATGAAGCTATGCTTCGCAGAGATCGACATAAGCGACGCCGTATACTTTATGGAGAACTGGAAGGAAAGCTGCGGAGCCAGCCAGGAGATGGGATACGCAATCGCCAAGGGAAAAGAGATAATCATCGAAGGAGAGAGCGGCAGCAGGACGATAGGAGACCAGGGATGAGGTGGACAAATTACAACAAATACAACAACAAGAAAACGGAGGTCGACGGGATCCTTTTTGATTCCAAGAAGGAAGCCAGGAGATACACCGAGCTAAAAATTCTGGAGAAGGCAGGAGAGATAACAGATCTAAAAAGGCAGGTCAAATACACGCTTATACCGGAGCAGAGAGAGGAAAGCGAGGAAATATACAAGCAAGGACCAAACAAGGGCAAGAAGAAGCCAGGAAGAGTCGTAGAACGCAAGGTTGAGTACGTGGCCGATTTCGTATACACCCAGGACGGAGAAACCATCGTAGAAGACACCAAGGGCATACGAACGAAGGAGTACGTGATCAAGCGAAAATTGATGCTTTACATCCACAAAATAAAAATTCACGAAATATGAAAAAAGTTGTTGATTTCTGTTGATTTATGGTTTAAACTAAGAAAAAACGAACGGAGGAACCGAGATGAAATTCAAAACAGGAGTCAACAGAAAAACCTTTCTAAACGACGTAACAAAGGAAACCACAGGATATGACACCTACGCAGAACTTCTAAAAGCGGATCCTAAGACAGCCGAGGAGCTCAAGGCCGAGGCAGAAGCAAACACAGAAGAGTGGGAAAGAATACTATACTTCGCATAGGGAGGAATAAGCCATGGCAAACATAAGGGAGCTCGGAAAGATTATAGAACTACCCGGAAGGGTTACCAAGAAAGAAGAGATCTACGCAGCCATCGCAGAGAAGACCGGAGACGAAAGCTGGAAGAGCGAAGGAAGCAAAAGAAGCGTCTGGGTAGCATTTAAAAAAGGCAAAACAATAATTATTTTTTAGGAGGAAAAGAAGCATGCGTGAATTTTTCGAGATTTTCAATATCAGATTTTGGTGGCTTTTAACCTTTGGCCTGCTGCCATTATGGGGAGGCATCATAGGATGCGCAAAGCTCATGATCGAAGAAAAGATAGAAGAGAGGAGGAAGAGAGATGACGAAGCTCGAATGGATAAAAAAATACATTGAATGGACCGAAGGAATCGTCCAGGATCCGAAATACACACCGGCTGAAAAAGAGACAGCCAAGGCGACAGGATACGAGAACATCAAGAAGGTCATAGAAGGAGAAGACAAATGAGCCTGGGATTAACAGCCAAGAAGGGACCACAGCAAATGGTCCTCGATTATTTGGAAAGAACTGCAAGCGAAACCTTGCGAGAGAAGATCAGGAACGGCAACAAGACCATGGACGGATGCTGGGACTTCATCATGAAGGAAGCGAAGAAGCAGGCAACAGGAAACAGCGCCTGCATAGAAGAGCAGGTCGTATACGGATGGGCCGTCCACTACTTCGAAGAAGAAGGCATCCAGGAAAGCACCAGAGGCCACGTGTGCGACGAAAAGACCGAAAAGGTAGAAATTACCGCCGAAGAGAAAAAAGAAGCGTGTGAGGCAAAATACGAAGCCACACAGGAGAAGGTGGTAAGAGACCGACACGGCAACCCGAAGAAGCAGGAGAAGAAAAAGGACGAACCGAGCCTGAACCAAATGACAATCTTCGATTTTTGGAGCGAAAACAATGGATGATTTGATGAATTGGCAACCTTTATGGATACCGCAGGCCGTGAAGGATTACGCCGAGAAGGAAGCAGGAAGCTACAACCGATACGCCGGATGGATCCAATGGGTAGGAGAAGACCTGGTGCTTCGAATTTTCGCATTCAAGCGAAGGAAGAACCGACCAACAGATCTAAGAGAGGTCATACGAAAGACGACGAAAGAAACGATATACCGAGACATGTACCTCCCAGGGATGACAGGATGGCAGGTCTGCTACGAACCAAGGAAAAGGACGAGCCAGAACTGGTACGGATACCAATACTACGACATAAGCCCGGAGGACTTCGGAAAGTGGGAGCACGCAGACCGAATCGGAATCGGATACGAAATCCTAAACAAGGCGGAGCTTTACAAGAAGGACAAATACAAATACTGCGGATATTCCGACGAGATAAACATCGACATCATGGAATATTTGAGACGATACGAAGAACACCCAGGAGTGGAATTCTTCGGTAAAATGAATTTGAAGCCTTACAAGAACCTGATCAAGAAGGCGGAAAAAGACAAGCAATTCATAAACTACCTGAGAACCCACGACACCGAAGGATACAACAGCAAGACAATTTTATACGCCTACAAGCACCACAAGGAGCTGGAAGAGGCAGCAGACATCATAAACGAACAATACGCCGCCCTGAGCTTTTGCAAGGAAATACGAACGGTAAAAGAGCACAAGCTCGACAAGGTCAAGATTTACCGATACTGCCAAAAGAGGCATATCGGCAACTGGACATACTGGGATTATTTGAAAGCATGCGAAGAATTGGGACTCGACCTGAACGACACGAAGAATTTATACCCGCACGATTTCACAAGGATGCACGATCTGAGAACAACCCAGTACGCAGCGAAGAGAGCCAGAGAGGACAGAGCGAAATCCCAGGCACTCAATAAGCGATTCAAAGCGAAGAACCGGGAATACAAAAACCTGGAATTTGAAGCCGGAGCGTTCTGCGTAATTTTACCGAACGGAATCAGGGACCTGCAGAAGGAAGGAAAGCAGCTCGACCATTGCGTAGGCAAGATGGGATACGACAAAAAAGTCGTAGACGGAAGAAGCATCATAGCATTTATACGAAGAACCGACGATAAAGACACCCCATACGTGACGGTCGAATACGGGATAAAAGAAAAGCGGATCCTTCAATGCTACGGAGCACACGACTCAGATCCCGGAAAGAGAGTCCACAACTTCGCAAACAAATGGGCAGAGAGAACGAAGAAGGAAATCGAGGCAAAAGAAGAAAACAGGAGCGAAGGCAGAAAGTGAGGATAAGGAATGAAAATTGAAAAGACAGAAACATTTGTTGAAAATGATATTATTGTTGACGACACTAAAATAGGTAATGTGGAATTATGCCCCGAACGCCATGAAATTGCAAGATTGGTTATCTTTGAACCATATCAGAATCAAGGTTATGGGACACAGGTTGTAAAAGAATTGGTAGCACAGGGATATAAATCATTATGGGTGCGGTCTGATAATCCGAGAGCAATCCACGTTTACGAAAGGTGTGGGTTCGTGAAAGGTGAAACGCATATGTTTGAAATGAAGTATACAGATAAGGCAGAAAGTGAGGAATGATGGATGAAATCAAAAGATACAACAATAAAAAAAGTAAAGGGTTATAGTTCGACATATCCCAATATATGTAACCTTAAACTTTTACCAAATATAGATTGGACTTGGATAACTATACAAGATGATGTCGGTACTTCAATGACCATTAAATTGTCTGACCTTAGTGATTTTATTAAGACAGATGTGCTTAACAAGATAAGAACCGAGATACTACAAATGCCGACAATATCTTTAAATGCGAATGATATATACAAGGCTGATGTATTAGCAATTATCGACAAGTACAAGGCAGAAAGCGAGGATAAGGAATGAATAAAATCACAAACGAAGACGCACTGAAGGACGTAGTGGCAGCGGGACTGGTGCCTTACATAAAAGAGCAGGTAGAGGAATGCGAACAAGGACAACTGGAGCTTTATCGCATGGCAACCCTGATAGGGGAAGCGGTAAATGCATACTTTCAGGTTTTCATGACAGGAAACAGCGTAGATACACCATACCAGCATCCAAACAAGGAGATGAAGTGATGAAAATATACGAATACAAGGATCGCATTTACTGCGATAAAGACCTTAGCGAAACCGAAGACAGATACGAGGGCGACCTTTTCGATTTGTTCTGCGAGCTTGAGAAGGAGCACAAAACTACCTCATATACGATTTACACGGTCGAAGGAGGAGAGAGAACCTACGACGAGCCGGAGGAGCTGATAGAGGAAGAATTCGATGATTTATGCATCGGAGAAACGGAGGAAGCATGATACACGAACTCAAAATCGCACCGCAATGGTTCGAAGAAATAAAGAGCGGCAAAAAGACATTCGAAATCCGACAATCGGATAAACCGTTCGAAGAAGGGGACTACCTCCTACTGAGAGAATGGGAGGACGAAACCTACTCGTACACCGGAAGAGAACTGACCAGGAAGATAACATACGTATACAAGGGCGACGGATCCTACGGATTAGCAAAAGGGTTTTACTTTTTGGGATTTATAAACGACCACATGGTCATAAGACAGAAGACCTGGACCAGGGGCGTAGATTTTTAGGAGGAAACAGATGAGGCATAGAACCCAGGAAGAGATCGAAGCATACATAGACGGATACAACGCCTGCTTTGATAGTTTCTGCGCACTTTTACAAGGAGACCAGATGGAACCGGAAGCAGCCATACGACAAATGAAAATTTATTTGTTAGGCGTCAACGGATCCTCACAAAAAGAGAGAAAAACGAAATTCTATCCGGCATAAAAGGAATTGTAATTCTAAATCAAAAGGTTGTTGGGTAAGGTGGGCGAAGATGAAAGCAATGGAGCAGATGAAAGGAGAAGCAGATGGAAAATAGATTTGTCATAATTCATTGTCCTTATACAGGAAGAAATTATATTTACACCAAAACAATTGTTAACGGCAAGATTTGTGTTGATATAGTAAGGATTGATTAGGAGAAAAGATATTTGTTATCTCAACAGATAAGGAAGAAAGGGAGGTAAGGAATGATACAAGCAATTAATGAAGGGCAACTGGCCCTCAGATTACCAAACGAACCTATACATAAACGAGTGCATCCACGTAGCAACAGAAGCGATAAAGGAGAGGACAGATGAGATTAATAGACGCTGACAAATTAAGCTTACACCTGGCAGATTGGGCCATGGCAGAAGCACCGGACGAGAGGACACCAAACAAGGCGAAGGAATACACAGCAAAGGACATGCAGCAGATGATCTACAGAACGATAAAAGAAGCCATAAAAGCTGTTGATAAGGCACCGACAGTATACGTCAGAGAAAAAGGACTCCGAATAAAATCGGGAACGTTAGTGGCAGATAAAACATTCGGAGAGATGATGAAAAGAAAGAGAAAGGAGCCGTACATACCGCCCTGCATAGAACCCGGAGCATTGGATGGAATAAATATGCAAGTGGTCGAATTGCCAATAACCCCGGTGTTCGAATTCACACCGATAAAACCCAGGAAGAAAGAACCCGATCCATTGGAGGAACAAAGCATAGACTTTGAAAAAATCCAGGAAGCATACGACAAGCTCGTGGCAGCAGAACCGGAAGTGGTCGAGATAAACGAATGGCAGATGTGCGAAGCAGGATACAGACTCGCACTCCTGCAAGCCAGAGAAGCAATAGAAGCAGAATTTAGAAGCACAGAGGATCCTGGATTCAAAAAAATAGCGCCAGGACTTCTGATAGCCAGGGCCAAAATTAAGGAGATGGAAAAGCTATGACGAACCAGGAAGCGAAAGACCAGCTGATAAAAGAGCGGGATAAATTGAGGGAGATAATAGACACGATAAGCCGTCCCTTCGAAGCAAACATAACCATCCAGGCGTTAGACGTAGCAATACAGAGCCTGGAAGGAAAAGACATGAAAGAAGCCCTGGAGAATTTAAAGCAGCAGATCGGAAAGCTCACGGAATTTAACACAGACCTGGAATACTTCGCAGGATACAACAAGGGGCTCGACGATTGCCTGCTTTTGATTGAGGTCTTAAAACAAGAAAAAAATTTGAAAAATTCTGTTTAATTTTGTATAATTAGAGAGGAAAAGCATGGACAAAGCAGAGGAAATGCACATAGCGGAAATGGACCGCTTAAGAAAAGCCATACAAAAAACCGAGAGCCCCTACCTCAAAAGGGACTACCAGAAAAAAATCAGATCCATGGAAAAAGAACTGGAAGAATACAGGAGATATCGATATGGACATTAGGAACATCACCGAAGAATGGGCAGAGATTGGAGCCAAGGTCATAGAGGAAGAGGACTCCCTCGTAGACGTTCGCAACAGCCAGGCAACAATCGTTTATTTGACAAGCGAAGTCAAGAAGATGAACGCAGGAAAGAAGGTCTGCGCACAATGCGAGAAGGTACCCGATAAATTCAAATGGGGCATCCCCGCAGATTTCACAATAACCGTTTTTTTACCAAACGTCGAAGGATTCACAGAAGAACAACAGAGGATCCTGATGTTTCACGAATTGCTCCACGTAGGCGTGGAATTTAACGCAGACGGAACCGAGACCTACAGCGTGAAGCCTCACGATTATGAGGACTTCAAAGAGATAATAGACAGATACGGAACGGAATGGAGCAACGCAGATGAATAAAGAATTTAAAACGATGAAGCTCAAGGACATAGTGCCCTACGAGAACAACCCACGAATCAACGAAGAAGCGGTCGCCTACGTTGAGGAAAGCATGAAGCAATGCGAGAACATCGATCCAATAGAGGTCGACGAAGACAACGTGATCCTGAGCGGACACACCAGACTCATAGCACTTAAACGCCTCGGATATAAAGACACCGAGGTGCTCGTCGTTTCAGGGTTGACAGAAGAGCAGAAACGAAAATATAGAATCTTAGCAAACAAGACCGCAGAGATCGCACAATGGGATTTTGAAAAATTGGAGAAGGAGCTCGAAGGCCTCGACTTTGACGGTTTCGATTTTGGGTTTGATTTCCCGGAAGAAGAAGAGAAGGAACCGGAGATAATCGAAGACCTGGTACCCGAAGAGACAGAACCCATAGCAAAGCAGGGAGACATCTGGATACTCGGACGCCACAAACTCCTCTGCGGAGATTGCACCAAGGAAGAGAACCTCGATAAGCTGATGGAAGGAGAGGCAGCAGACCTACTCCTGACGGATCCACCCTACAACGTAAACTACGAAGGAGGAACCGGAAAGAAAATCGAGAACGACAACATGGAATCTTCAAAGTTCCAGGAATTCCTATACGACGCATTCAGAAACGCATGCCGAGTTTTGAAAGAAGGCGGCGCCTTTTATATTTGGTACGCCAGCCGAGAGGTCGTCAATTTTTCAACCGCACTCGAAAGAGCGGGACTCCAGGTGCGCCAGGAATTAATCTGGAACAAAAACGCCCTCGTTTTAGGCCGCCAGGATTACCAATGGAAGCACGAACCCTGCCTCTACGGATGGAAAGAAGGAGCAGCGCACTACTTCATAAACGACAGAACCCTGACGACCGTCCAGGAAGAGGAAATAGATCCCACCAAGATGAAGAAGGAAGAGCTCGTGAAACTTTTACAGCAGATCCTCGGAAAAGACGTCCCCACAACCGTGATAAACGAGGACAGACCGAGCAGAAGCGAAGAGCATCCGACCATGAAGCCGATAAAGCTCATCGCAAGACAAGTCAGGAATTCAACCAAGCAGGACGAGACGGTCCTGGATTTATTCGGAGGAAGCGGAAGCACGCTCATCGCATGCGAACAACTCGGAAGGACATGCAGAACGATGGAGCTATCCGAGCATTACTGCGACGTCATAATCCAGCGATACATCAACCTAAAGGAAAGCACCAAGGACGTGTACCGCATCAGAGACGGAAAGAAAACAGCCTACGATAAAGTCTTTAAATAAAAGCCGAGAACAGCGAAGAAGCGCTCCTCGAAGAACGGAGGTAAACAATGGCAAGAACCGGAAGACCAAGAAAAGAGATAGACGAAGAACAATTTATAAGCCTTTGCAATTTGCAATGCACCCTGGAGGAAATAGCGGGCTTTTTTAAGTGCTCCGAAGACACCATCGAGCGCTGGTGCAAACGCAAATTCGATCTAAATTTTGCGGAGGCTTTCAAAAAATATTCTGCCGGAGGACGCATAAGTCTGCGCAGGGCACAATTCAAGCTCGCAGAGAAGAACGCAGCAATGGCGATATTCCTCGGCAAGAATTACCTGGGCCAGACAGACCGCATCGAACAGATCGTAACGCAGATAGAAGACCTCACACCACTGGCGGATTTGATAAATGCAGACGACACAAACGATTGAATGGGCACCGTTCAGTAAAAAGCACAAGGATTATATAAGGCATGCGCTCAAGAACAAAATGAGCGTAGCGGAAGGAGCCATCCGAAGTGGAAAGACCATCGACCACTGCATCATTGCAGCGATGTACCTGGAGACATGCCCAGACGTTATACACCTGGCCAGCGGAAGCACGATAGGAAACGCAAAGCTGAACATCGGCGTCTGCAACGGGTACGGATTAGAGCACCTATTCAAAGGGAGATGCCACTGGGGCAAATTCCGAGACAACGAAGCGCTCTACATCGCAACGAAGACCGGACAGAAGGTCGTCATATTTGCAGGAGGAGCGAAGGCAGACTCATATAAGAGGATCCTGGGAAATTCATACGGATTGTGGATCGCAACCGAGATAAACGAACACTACGACTCGGAGGATTCCAGGACGAGCTTTATAAAGGTCGCCTTCGGACGACAGGTAGCGGCGAAGAACCCGATGGTGCTCTGGGACCTCAACCCATGCAACCCAGGACACAAGATATACAAGGATTACATAGACGCCTACAAGACCGGATACGTGGGAGGATACCAATACGAGCACTTCACGATAGCAGACAACCTCTCGATTACCGAAGAGAGAAGGCGAGAGATTGAGAGCCAATACGTGAAGGGAAGCATCTGGTACCGCCGAGACATTCTCGGAGAGCGATGCATCGCAGAAGGCCTCGTATACCCGATGTACGAGAAGGCAATCCAGGAAGAACCGAAGCCGATATACGACATAAACGGAAGGCAGCTGAACGCACCGAGCGAATACGTCATAGCGATGGACTACGGAACGCAAAATGCATTTGCGGCGTATTTATTTGCAAAATACGAAAGAGCGTGGTACGCTATCCGTGAATATTATTATTCAGGAAGAGAGACCAAGAAGCAAAAGACAGACGGCGAATATTTGCAGGATTTGGTAACCTGGATAACAGACATTTATAACGGCCGGAGAATTCCCACGATTGTGGATCCATCAGCCGCATCATTCATAACCCTTTTGAAGAAGCACGAGCACATGTTCAGCGTTATGAAGGCAGATAACGACGTGGCGGACGGAATCCGAGAGACAGCGAACGCCCTGGACAACGGATACCTATACATCACACCCAGATGCGAGCATTTGAAGGAAGAGCTGAGCGGTTACATTTGGGATCCGAAATCAGAAGAAGATAGACCGGTAAAAGAGAACGACCACGGATGCGACGCCGTGCGTTATTTCGTTAAAACGAAGCACGTGGTGCGAGAAGCCACAAAAAGGAGGAATTAAATGCTAACGTTTCAAGATCTGCAAAAGGCAACCCAGAAGAGCCAGAAGGAAACAATCGACTTTTTACAAACAGCGATTAACAACCACAAGTCCAGCGCTTTATATTCAACGGCACTCGTGGCCGACGAATACAACCGCCACCTGAACCGAACGATAATACAATTCCAAAAGCTTTTATACGAAGCATCAGGACAACCGGTCGTCGATTTGAAGGCGGCGAATTACAAGCTTAGATCTAATTTTTTTAATAGATTCGTTACGCAGCAGAACCAGTACCTCCTCGGAAACGGAGCCAAGTGGAAAGAGGAGACAACCCAGGACGCAATCGGCCAGGATTTCGATACACAACTCCAGGACGCAGGAGAAAAGGCGCTCGTTCATGGCGTGTCCTTCGGTTTTTGGGATATGAACCACATAACCGTTTTTTCATTGCTTGAATTCGTGCCATTTTGGGACGAAGAGACCGGAGCACTCAGAGCAGGCGTGAGATTTTGGCAGATAGACAGCGAACACCCTCTCCGTGCCACACTTTACGAAGAAGACGGATTTACGGAATACATATGGAGACAAGGCCAGGAGGGAGAAGAGCTCGCACCGAAGAGAGCGTACATCCTCAACCTCGAAGGAACCAACGCAGACGGCATGGAAATCCAGGACGGCAAGAATTATCCCGGATTCCCGATTGTTCCCTTGTGGGGCAATAAATACCACCAGAGCGAATTTATAGGCATGCGAGAGAATATCGATTGTTACGATTTGATAAAATCAGGATTCGCAAGCGACATAGACGAGGCCCAGGAGATCTACTGGATTATCCAGAACGCCGGAGGAATGGACGACATAGACCGTGCGGAATTTTTACAGCGATTGAAAGCGCTCAAGGTAGCGAACCTCGACGACGACCAGACCATAGAGGCCAAGACCGTAGAGGTACCGCACGAAGCCAGAGAGAAAATGCTGGAGCGATTAAGAAGCGATTTATACGAGGATTACATGGCACTCGACACGAAGAACCTCGCAAGCGGAGCCGTAACCGCAACCCAGATCGAAGCAGCATACGAACCCATGAACGAAAAGGCAGACAAATACGAGTACTGCATCCTGGAATTCATCGGGCAGATTTTGAAGCTCGCAGGAATTGAAGACAGCCCCACCTTCACAAGAAGCATGGTGGTCAACGTTTCAGAATCGATAAACAACGTCATCGCAGGAGCGCAATACCTAAGCCAGGATTATGTAACAACCAAGATCCTGACACTTCTCGGAGACGGAGACCAGGCAGAAGCCGTACTCTTAGCGATGGACGGAGAAGACATGGGACGATTCGGAGGAGACGATGAGTGATATCGGTCACGAACAGACAGATAAGGAGCTGAAGAAGCTCGAAAAGAAAATAACGCAGGAATACCAGAAGGCCACGAAGGAAGTCGAGAAGAAAATGAACGACTACCTCTCCAAATTTGCCAAGAAGGACAAGGAGATGGCCAAGAAGGTAAAGAACGGCGAAATAACAAGCCAGGAATACGCAGAGTGGAGACAGAACCAAATGCTCACTGGAAAGAGATGGGAGCAGATGCGAGACACCCTGGCCCAAGATTTAGTTAATGCGGATAAGATAGCGGCAGGGATGATAAACGACACCCTGCCTGACGCTTATGCGCTTAATTTTAATTATGGGACCTACGAAGTGGAGAGCGGAGCAGAGATAAACACAAGCTTCACACTTTACGACCACGACACCGTCGAGCGATTGATGCGGAAGGATCCGAAGATAATCCCCAAGGCCAGAGTCGACATACCAAAGGACCAGCTGTGGAACCGCCAGAAGATAACCTCAGCGGTTACGCAAGGCATCCTGCAGGGAGAGAGCATCGATAAGATCGCAAAAAGGCTCGGCAAGGTTACCGACATGGACCGGAATGCAGCCATACGAAACGCAAGGACATACACCACGGCAGCAGAGAACGGAGGAAGAATCGACTCCTACGAGAGAGCGAACGAGCAGGGCATCCAGGTCAACAAAATGTGGATGGCCACGCTTGACGACAGAACCAGATACGAACACCGACACCTGGACGGAGTCAGCATACCGAACGATGAAGCCTTCGAAATCGACGGATATAAAATCGATTACCCAGGAGATCCCGACGCAGAGCCGGAGATGATCTACAATTGCAGATGCACCCTGGTCGCAGACATTAAAGGAATCGATTATAACGACGAACGAAACGACAGCAAGCTCGGCGAAATGACCTACGACGAATGGAAGCACGCCCTGGACAAACGTATGGCCCCAGGTGGCACGGAAGACGACGAGGCGACAAATACTACCACTGAGACAGAAAAGACGAATGTCGAGCCAAATAAAGAAGGCATAGTGGAAGGAAAAGACCTCACCGGAACATGGGAGCGCAGACCGGAGCAATTCGACTTTGAAATCGAGGACGTCATAAACGCACAAGGATTTGACGGCCTGCCGCAGGTAGTAACACCGGAGGAATTCGACAAGGCCGTGAAGGAAGCAAACGGAGGCCATGGCTTTATCGCACAAAGAACGTACTCAGCACCGGACCAGGAGACGCTGGAAGCATACAGAGAATCCCTATACACCGGCAAGTGGTACGTCGACTGCTCGACCGGAGGATCCGCACACGGCCAGGGAATGTACACCGCCGGAAATTACGAAGGAAAAATAACCCGTGAAATGCGGTACGAAATGGATTATTATAGAAACCTAAACGAGAGCGCATATTCCGGTTCTCCCAAGGCAACAACGGAAGAAAAAGAGGAATTTATACACAATTACGTAGATAACATAATAAAAATCGGAGACCTCCCAGAAGAAAACAGAGAAGCAGCCGAAATTTATATGAAAAACTTTGTGCCAGGTTTGAGAACGGAAGAAACAGAGGAGGCATGGTTTGAAGCCGGAGGAAAACTCGGAACCAACGAACTGCGTGCAGATTTGCAGCACGAAGCGCTGGAAAACGTCGTCAATTTACGAAGCGGAAATTCATACACCGAAACATTCACGCTGGATCCGAGCGCAAAGGTTATCACCGAAAAGGAACTGGAGGAAGAAAAAAACAAATTCAATGCACAGTTTGATTACAACAAACTAATGAGAGAAGCAAGGGCTGAAATCCTCGAAAGCCAGGGTATCGAAATGAATATGGACTATAAAAAAGCCTTTTATTTATACGAGCACGCAACGACGCCCGCAGGAATGGAGCAGCTCGAAAAAATAAAAGAAAAACTCGGAATTGACAATGATTTCTTACGCAAAGTCGACAAACAGGCGTCCGAAATATACCAAGAAAAAAATAAGAAAGTTTATGATAACGGAATATTCGCAGCGCTCAAAGGCTACGACGCAATCCGGACCACATACGGAACGGCAGGAGCGGACACAATCGTTCTAAACAGAACCAAACTAATCATAAAAGGAGACTGACATGGTAGAATTACGCAGAAACAAAAAGACCGGACTGGTTGAGGCTTTCCGCAACGGGAAAAAGGTCGGGCCGATTATAACAATGGGAGACGAAGCAAATGGCACAGATAGAAGTAACCAGTCACAGAATCGAGGTTCTAAGAAGAAATAAGAAGAGGAAATAGCATGGCAGACATTACCGTAAGCATTACCAGCAGGAAGGACGAAGCCATAGATCTGAAGAACGAAGCGCTCGACCGGGCCCTGGAGACCATCGGCCTGGTGGCAGAGCGATACGCAAAAGGATACGCACCCGTCGACACCGGAAGGCTTCGCAACTCGATATCCCACGACATAAGCGAGACCGAAAAAGCCGCATACATTGGCACGAACGTGGAATACGCACCATATCAGGAATTCGGAACCAGGACGCAGCCAGGGACGCCGTTCTTGGCACCTGCCCTGGAGAACCACCTGGGCGAATACAAGAAAATTGTTGAAAATGAACTAAAAAATGCATAAACTCTTGTTTTTTTATTACAATTGTAGTATTTTTGAATTGAAGCAAAGAAAAGCTGATCCGAAGGAGGGGATAAATTCATGGCACTTACAAGAAAATTCTTAGCAGCTTTAGGAATTGAGGCTGAGAAGGTAGACGAAATCATCACAGCACACGCAGAGACGGTAGACGCTCTCAAAGCAGAGAGAGACGAATACAAGGCCAATGCGGAAGCTTACGCAGGAGAGCAGAAGAAGGTCAAGGATCTGGAAAAGCAGATCGAGAGCCTGCAGGAGTCAACGAAGGAAAGCTACAAGGTCAAATACGAGGCATTGAAGGAAGAATTCGCAGACTACAAGAAGGGAATCGAAAACGAAAAGACTTTACAGAGCAAAACTGCAGCATTCAAAGAGCTTCTCAAGGAAATCGGAGTATCCGAGAAGAGAATCGATGCGGTGGCCAAGGTTTCAGACATTGCAAACCTTAAGCTGGACGCAGAGGGCAAAATCGAAAACACCGACGAGCTAAAGAAGTCTCTCACAAGCGAGTGGGCAGATTTTATCGTCACCAAAACCCAGCAAGGTGCACAGCCGGCCACACCACCCGGAACACAGACCGGAGGCAAGGCCAAAACCAGAGATGAAATATTAAAGATTAAAGATACCGCCGAAAGACAGAAGGCCTGGGGCGAATATCTGCAATCACAGAACCAGTAAAGGAGAAAAATAACATGGCAGTTGAGACATTAACAACACCCAGAACAAATCTCCCCAACGTTTACACAGACGTTGCAGCGAGAGAAATCGACTTTGTATCGAGATTCGGTAACAATTGGGACGCATTGAGAGAAGTGCTCGGCATTTCCCGCCCCATCAAGAAGGAAGCAGGAACAAAGCTCGTATCCTACACAGCAAGCGTAACATTAGAGAGCGGATCCGTTAACCCCGGCGCCGTTATCCCTTACAGCAAGGCAACCGTAGTCGAGAGCGCACACGCAGACCTCACACTTCAGAAGTACGCAAAGGCCGTACCCGTTGAGGACGTAGACAAATACGGCGTGCAGGTAGCAATCGAGAAGACAGACGAGGCATTCCTTAACGAATTACAGGGCGTAGTGCTTGACGATTTCTATGATTTCCTCAAGGACGACACATACGCACTCACAGGAACCGAGGCAACATGGCAGAAGGCCGTAGCAATTGCAATCGGCAAGGTTCGTGACAAATTCAAGAAGATGAAGAAGAACGCCAGCAACATCGTTGTATTCGTAAACACACTCGACGTTTACAAATACCTCGGCAGCGCTGACATTTCCATCCAGAGCCTCTTCGGTTTGGATTACGTGCAGAACTTCATGGGAGCAACAACCATGATCCTCACAAGCGAAATCGACGAAGACACCGTCATCGCAATCCCCGCAGACAACCTCGTAAACTACTACGTAGATCCCAGCACAGAATTTGCAAAGCTTGGCCTCGTTTACACAACAGACGGCGTGACCAACCTTATCGGATTCCATGCACAGGGCAACTACGGAACAGCAGTAGGCGAGACATTCGCACTCATGGGCAACAAGCTCTGGGCTGAATTCGCAGACGGAATCGCAATCATCACGGTAGACGCAAACCCTTAAAAGGTGTCACTGTTGAGTCGGACGCAGATGACACCACATACCCCTGGACCGACAAGACTCCCGGAGATTTCCAGGAGGACGTAACCGTAACAGGAGACAAGATAACCGGTACCCTTAAGTTTATCGAAGGCGGACTCTCACCCGCAGGACCTCTCGCAGGAGACGGCTACTTCTTAGCACTTAAATGGTCCGATCCCGACGAGAGCGCAACAAGCCTCCTCGTAGGATTGGTACCCAGCGAAGGAACCGGACTCGTTGAAGCAATTGATGATACAGACAGAAACGGCGTAGCAAAGGTAACAGATCCCGCTAACCAGAAATTCAAGATCATCACAAGCAACGAAGGGCACAAGACAATCCAGACATTCGACATTTCAGGATTGACACTTGAGCCTATCGAAGTATAAGGAGCCACACATGTACAAAGCAATCGTGACATTTAAGGATTTAAAGGACGATTCATATACATACCACCCTGGGGATAAATACCCCAGGGATGGCTTCACTCCGACACCGGAGCGAATCGAGGAATTGTCCACAGAGAAGAATCGCAGAGGCATCCCGGTAATTGCTGAAATCAAACCGAAGAAGGAAACCAAGAAGGAAGAACCCAAGGCCGAGATAGAAGAGCCGAAGGAGGAGCCTGCAGAGGAACCCGTAAAGGCAGAAGCACCGAAGCCGAAGCGAGAGAGGAAGAAGAAAAATGCTGACTGAAATATGCGCATATCTCAATAATTATTTCGAGTACGAAAAGAAGCACGGAACGATAAAAATCGAAGCCGGTGCGATTTCGTGCAACGGAGAACAGATAGCGCTGGAAACCGGTCAGCATTTCGCTTTATTTAGAGGCAGATTACCCCTGGGAGTTTACACGCAGGGAGAGACGCTGACAAATAAAACCTTCGAAGGATCCGTCTGGCTTATGGACGTCCCCAGAAGCATCGAGGAAGCAGACACCTGGGCAAAAGCATGGATGACAGAGAACGGAGCTGCTACGGCAGCAGGAAACTCAGCATACCAGAGCGAAAGCTTCGGTGGATATTCCTACAACAAAGGAACAAACTCAAAAGGGAAGGCAGGCACAAGCATATTCGATAACGCACAGTTTGCGGCCATGCTTGCGCCGTATAGGAAATTAAGATGAGCTTACTCGACGAAAGCATGGAGACATGCTACCTAATGGACAGAACCACAACAGAAGACGGATACGGCGGATACACAACGACCTGGAAGGAAGGCGCCGAGATTCCCGTAGCAATTGTGCTCGATTCTTCAATGCAAGCCAGGATTGCAGAGAAGCAAGGAGTGACAGAGCTTTATACATTGACGACCAGGAAGAACGTAACCCTCAGATATTACGACATCATCAAGCGCAAGCGAGACGGTAAACTCTTTAGGATTACATCCGACGGAGACGACAAGAAGACACCAGGATCGGCAGGCCTTGATATGAGACAAGTGACGGCAGAGGAAATAGACGCACTACCGAGGTAAGAGATGGACAAATCACAAGCGCTTTATTCATTCTGGGCAGGATTCGGAATACCGGCATACGATGAGAACACGGTACCACAGGACGCACCAGAGAGATACATAACCTACAACACAGCCACTGCAAGCATTGAGACGGTCGTCAATTTGCGAGCGAAGATCTGGGACGTAGGAACGAACTCCTGGAAATTTGTGGAAGAAAAAGCCGGAGAGATAGCAGAGCACATCGCTAAAATGGATCCGCCCACAATTCAATTAAATAACGGCCGCCTGAACATCGCAGAAGGCTCGCCCTTCGCACAGAGATACGACGACGGCACAAAAGACGCAAGATGCGTTTTAATTAACATACAAGCCGAATATTTGACGGCATTTTAAGGAAGGAGAAAAAAGACATGGGAAGATTCACAGTAATACCTGAATCGACATTTAACTCGCTCCAGCTCGACGCCGGAGTTTTACTAAAAAGATTTAACCCTGCGAACCCCGTAGCACCCGCTGACGCAGACATCATCTGCGCAACAACAGGAGGCATCACAGTAAGCTGCGTGCCCACCTTTTCAGACCAGGGCGCAGACGTAGATAACGCACCCGTAAACACAAAGGAATTGAAGAAGCTCGACAGCACAGAGTGCAAGGTTTCAACAACCTCACTCGGCACAAGCGCAGAACTCATCAAGCTCGCACTTGGATGCGCAGACGTAAACTCACAGACAAGCGCCATCGTTCCCAGAGCAGACCTCGCACAAAGCGACTTCGCAGACCTCTGGTGGGTAGGCGACAGAGCAGACGGCGGATGCGTAGCTGTTCAGATTAAAAACGCTTTATCAACAAGCGGCTTCTCTTTGAAGACAACCAAGAACGGCAAGGGCCAGATAGCGCTCGAATTGACCGGCCACGTTTCCCTCAACGCTTTGAAGGAAGTGCCCATGACTTTCTATTCAATCGACGCACCCGAAGCCAGCGCTTACAAGGTAACCCAGATCCTCTCCCACGTTTCCTCAACATTTGAGGACGGATACATCGAAGCAGGAGACGACCTCGCAGTAACCCTTACAGCAGAAGAAGGATACACAATCGAGAACGTGACCGTACTCGTTGGAGGAGAAGACGTAACAAGCACAGCATACGACGCAGGAGCAATCGCAATCACAGGCGTGAGCGGAGACGTTGTAATCGTAGCCACAGCAGGAGAATAAAATATGCGCAAATTATCAGAGATTAGAGGCGAAGAAGCCCTGGACCTTATCGCAGATTTAATAGATCCAATAGCGGAGATTTGCAAGGACCAGGCCCTGGTCGCACTTTTAAGAGGAAAAGACAAAGCCAGTGCGGTAAAATTGGCAATCAAGAACCACGGAAAGACGGTGCTCAAAATTTTAGCACTTCTTGAGGGAAAAGACGAAAAGGAATACAACCCCAGCGTAATCGAAATCCCGGTGCTTTTATTGAACGTTCTGAACGATCCTGACTTGATAAACCTTTTTCAATCGCAGGTACAGACTCAGGAAAGCGCCTCCTCTGGACCTGCTATGGAGAATACAGAGGCAAACCAGAAATAAGGCCTTTTTTGCGGTATGTTGAAGCCCGGATAGAAACCACTATGCGAGACGAGACATACCGCATTTATATAACCGACGTTTTGAAGGGACTCGCAGGCGTTAGCGTTCGATACGTTGACCTGCTGTCAGGAGCCGCCCAGAGCATAGAGAACCCGGAAGAAGAAGCGGAGGAGATAAAAAAAGGCATGAAAGAAAAGATAAAGAGATTAGGTGGATAAAATGGATGTTTTTGATCTCGTCGCAAAATTGACGCTCGATTCGAGCGAATACGACAAAGGACTCGGCGGAGCAGAAACCTCGGCCTCTTCATTTGGTGAAGCATTCGGAAGCGTGCTCGCAGGAATTGGAGGGGCAGCAGGAATCGCAGCAGGAGCCGTAACAGCCGTAGGAGCAGCCACCGTAGGAATGGGAAAAGCGGTCGTAGACGGCGCCAAAGGAGTGGCGGAATACGGCGACAATATCGATAAAATGTCCCAAAAAATGGGCATTTCAATAGAGGCATACCAGGAATGGGACGCCGTCATGCAGCATTCAGGAACCTCGATGGAGACGATGAAAGCCAGCATGAAGACACTGGCTAATGCGGTCGAAAATGGGAATGAGGCCTTCGAAAGAATCGGACTCACCCAAGAACAGCTCGCAAGCATGAACCAGGAGCAGATCTTCGAAAGCACCATCGCAGGATTGCAGAACGTAGAAGACGTAACCGAGAGAACCTACCTCGCCGGACAATTGCTCGGAAGAGGAGCGACAGAACTCGGTGCGCTTTTGAACACCTCAGCAGAAGACACCCAGGCCATGCGAGACCGAGTAAGAGAGCTCGGAGGAGTCATGAGCGAGGAAGCGGTAAAATCAAGCGCACAATTCCAGGACAACCTCCAGGATTTGCAAGCATCCATGGACGGAATGAAGCGAGGAATCGTAGGAGAACTGCTGCCAGCATTTAACGATTTGATGGACGGCTTCACAAAGCTCATCTCAGGCGAAGAAGGAGCGGACGAAGCACTCACATCAGGAATCGACAATTTGATAACCGGAGCAGGAAACATAGCCGAGAAGGTCATGGATATCGCAACCGAGGTATTCCCTCGATTGATTGAAGGATTGGCAGAGAAGGCACCGGAGCTGATAAA